GGACGAAGATCAGATTTCATCACCCGTGTCGCCACGAACTGCAAATCGGGCGGGATGACAAGCGTCTGGGGACGAGCAGCGATCATTAGGCCACGCTCATCGGTCCATTTGCCAATCTGAATTACAGCAGCCTCAAGAGAAGTCTCGTTGAGGTCAACGGCAGTTACTGGACGGTTGGAGTTCTTGCCACCGGAAACAAGCGGGTGACCGTCACCACCAGTTACGCCATCGCCTGACGCTGTGAAAAGGTTTACACCATCACCGCCCTGATAAGCAGCAGTGAATCCATTGTTCAAAGGAACAACAGCCTTAACCTGCTTGGTGTGGGCCATGGCGCGAGCCAAAGCCTTGGTGTAACGAGCCGACAAGGAATCGTAGAGATTGTCTTCCATAGCCTCTTCCGTAATGGCAAAGCCCATGGCGATAGTCTCGTGATTGTAGCGAGCCGTAAAGCTCTCCTGTGCAGCATCGTAAGAAATCGCAGACCCCTCATCCTTCACAGGGGCAGCGTCGAAGCCCGAAAGCTTCACTTCTTCCTCAAAGGATCTACTGGAGCTTTCCGTCTCGTAGAGATCAGAATGCTCATCGTCATAACGAGCATACTCAATGCCAAAAAGAGCATTCAGCCCCGGAAGTAGTTCTTTGAGCAGTTGTGCTCGTGAAATAGCCATTTAGCAGTATCTCCTATAACCCTGTAGGGTTGTTGTAGGAATGAGGAGACGCTGTAAACGTAGACGCCGCGTTGAACTTAACGATCACATCTGGAAACGCATCACTAGCAGTCGTACCTGCTGGAGCCAAACTCTTGGGTCCATCAACGAAGTCTATAATACGAAGCGGCAGCGTAAGCGCTGCCGCTGGTGTGCTTGCATCCAAAGCATTTTTGGACTTACGGATAGAGGTGCTGCCAGCCGTCTGCACCACGCCCGCATTTAATCCACGGTCTGTAGTGTTTACTGCTTCGTCACCTTGCATCTGAAATACAACATTCGGATCGTCAAGGACGTAAGCCACTGCATCCGTTGCTGCATTCGATGCGGGCCATTGGTCACTAAACGTCTTCTGTCCACTTGTCGGGTCTGTATAAGAGCACCCCATAAAAATACCAACAGCAGCCAAGGTCGCAGTTCCGGCATCCTTTTCAATCGTGCCGTTTGCCACAAGCTTAACAAAGTCACCGTTAAAAATAGCGGTGCCATATGTGGTAATTATTGGCAAGTGGCGTACCAAACCCGTAAACGAGCCCGCTGCACTTGTAGTGCCGATGGGCCTAGCCCCGTATGGGGCTGCGGTAGTAGCCATAATTATTTCCCAAATTGGTAGTAAAGCATCAGCGACCTTTGCCGCCGAATGCTACACGATTTTTACGATCAGGCGCGAGAACAGGCATCCTAGGATCGTGCTCATGCATATAGTTGTTATCGACAGCCTGCATCTGGGATTCGGCGTGTTTCTTGTAATAAGAACGCCTCTTGTCCACCAATTCATCTGGTGCCTTGCAGAGCAATAAGCCACCGACTTCGATTCCGCCCTTCTCTGCCCAATCCGATTTATGATCGCTCATAATCTGTAGTTCCGGGTGATCTTCGGCTTTAACTGGTTCCCACCCCTCACGAAAGCGCTTTGACACATTCATGTTATCCGCGGTGCCAACCATTGATGTCCTTACCCACCTGAACACCCAACCATCTTGCGGTTCTGGGTCTGGAAGTATAGATGCGGGCTCCCAAGGCATCTCACGAGTCTCGCTTTCGCGATCCTCCAGTGCCCTAGGTTCCCTTGGGGCGCGTTCGTCAGCCATCATACCATCTCCTTGATAAGCTGTGATGCATATTGCTGTGGCGTTATCCCCAAGCGTTTCGCGAGTGCGACTTGGGTCGAAGTCAATGTGACTTTGCGCGGCATGGCACCATTGTTTCTCCTAGCTGGTGCAACCACGGGGCTCGTCTTGCGACGAGTTGCAGTCTCAACGACCACAGACCCCGAAGAGCCTGCGTCATTGACACCGAAGTACTCAGGAAACTTCTCCCTCATACGTTTATCTATTGATTCATAGTACTCTTGAGTCTCTGGGTCAACACCCTCCTTACGAACCAATCTCTCATGCACACCATACGCAAGACTTGTCATCTCCTCATCATCACCAAACCAAGGATTGTTTTGTTGCCACTCCATAGCCGCTCCAGATGCTGGCGCTTCTTGTGGTGCGGGCTGTTGTTGGGGCTGTTGTTGAGCCCGTTGACGTTCTTCAGACAACACATTCTGCTTCCAACTCTCTGTGACTCTGTTTGATACCGCGGGAGCAGAAACTTCCGCCAACTGTGCACTAGTCAGGGCTTTTTGTGCCCGCGCAATCTGATCCGATTCCCCAGATTCGTGTGCTTGCTTGAAATTGGCTTCGGCTATAGCAACCGCAGCCTCCGCACCATACTTACTATGCTGATCAAGAGCGGACTGAGAGTCTTGAACGAGCCTGAGCAACCGCTGGTTTTCGGTTTGGAGGTTCTGTGTGTAGTTCACAGCCTCACCTGCAAGCCTGTCAGACGCTTCCTTGGCCCTCCGTTCTTCGTGGAACTCCCATTTCAGCTTTTTAATACGTTTTTGGGCACGACTCCCGTAGTTAGAAATTTCTTCGTCTGTTGCTACGTCATCATCTGACGAAGAAACCTTTCCAGAGATACGTTGATCATCATCCGGGCGATCATCCACAACTTCAACATCAATTTCATCAACTTGCGTGGAAGCCGAAGTGTCCGAAGGCAGTTCCATGGTGGTCCTCACGCCCAAGAATTTATCTTCTTCGCTCATCCTTCCGATTTCGTCACTCATCTTAGGCCCTTTCCACGCCTCTGGGGTCTTCTACAACCGCCTCTACAGTGTCATCGTTGATTAAGCGGAACTCCCTACCGTGGATCTTTAGTCTAGTACCGCTAAATGCCCGGAAAACTACCCAATCACCTACCTGACAATACGGACCATTGGGAAACCTGCCGTAATTGACGTAAGCATCTCGTCCCATCGACATCACCCACCCCACGACCGTGGCAATAGCCTCCTCGTGTTGGGACTCAGCCGATTTAATGATACCACCTTCGGTAACTTCTTCTACTTCTGGGAGTGCAATTAGGAGTTTGTAGCCCTTCGGCTCCGGTAATTGCGATGCAAAGTCAGGAGTAGCTTTGTGTTCGGTATTTTGCGGGGCTAAGGCCCCGGCCAGTGTCTTATCTGGGGTGTTCATTGCGAGTGTAGCCATGTCAGCATCTCGTTGAATTGTTGCGCTATAACAGCGAAGTACAGGTTACAAATCCCTCATCTTTTCATCTAAGTCTATAATTTCACGCTCCGTCCAAGCTAATCCCTCTATGACACCGCACATTTTACGGTATTCCTCTATATCTTTTGCAGAACCCAAGGAAATGTGATCAGCTATGTCATTCATCTGATCTCTAATTTTTTTTCTGAGGACCATTAGGACATCCTCACTCATAGTCAGCGTCCTTCGCCATTTCCCTGCCTAGCTTGATGCCCTCAATCTCCTGAGAGGCCGCAGTTTTCTTTTCATCCGCGTCCGTCTTTATCGCTAACTCCTGTTCCTGCAATGCAAGCTTCTGCTGTTCCAACTGAAGCTCCGCCGCATCTATTTGTAGTTCACTGTCCATCTTCTGCTCAAGCAACGCCAACTTCTGCTCAAGTAACGCCAGCTTCTGCTGGTCGAGTTGCTCTTTGCCAACAACCTTCTGTTGCTCCAATTGCTGTTTGGCCGCATCAGCTTGCTGTTTGCGCTGAACATCCATCTCGCGTATGCCAAGTTCACGCTCGCGCTGTTGGATGATCGGATCTTGCTGTTGCGCGGCTTGCTGTGCAGCCTGCGCCTGCTGTTGCTTCTTGCCAGTCATCTGATCCGCGGCGTCAGCAACAAGCTTACTGAGTCTCTTCTCGACATCTTCCGGTAGCGGCTGATCTTCAGGTGGCAGTTCCACGCCAAGCTCTTCTTCGATCTGCTTACGGAATACGAACGCCAAATGTTCACGGACATGGGAGTCGAGTGCGCCGGATATCGCTTGACCCGCGGGACTATTCTGCATCTCCTGTGCAATCTGTGGATCATTCTTGAGTGCCATATGAACACGCATATGGGCATCATGGTCCTGATACTCGTATGCTTTGACAGGAGCCTGCGTGAGTATATCCTGATTTTCGCTGACAGGATTGTTGGGCGGCACCTCGTCCGAGTCGGGTACGACCTTGTCAGCATTCGGTATACCGATCAATTCCATCATCTGCCTGTGCAGAAGAGGGAGATCGTACAGATTTGGGGCCTGAGCCGCTAATTGAAGGGCAGCTTGGTACTGCATGATCCGTTGTGCCATCGTGGACGCATTCGGGTCCGAAACGGGCACAACATCAATGCGATCATCAAAATCTTCAGCTTTAATGCCTTCTCCCGCATCCGTCTCGTATGGATAGTCGGGATCTGTGTAATCATGGATGATCTTGGCTAGGATCTTGTATTCTTGCTTGAGGCTGGCATGGATGCGAGCCTGAATCGCGGACTGGACCTTCATCGCCCGTTCCATGATCGCAAGCGTGGTCCCTACCGGGGCCTCCGTGTTCATGTCTGCTACTTTGATGTCCGCCATCGACGCAAAGCGTCGGCCTTCCTCCACAATATTACCCAATAGCTGGAAAAGGACCGAAGAAGGTTCCTTATAGGGAAGGAAAGTGATGTTGTCCCTAATAACGCCACCGGGGACATCAACGTCCCTAAATTCCCCCGGCATAATCGGCGTATCATCGCCCTTGATTCTGAGTCCACGAGTCTTGAGCCCTCCCGGCAAATTGGAAAGAGTCCCTGCGTCTACAAGCTGACGCAACAGGCTCGTCGCGGATTTCGCGAGTCCACCGATCATATGGATCAAACCTAGGTTATAGAATCCAATGCCCGGAACGTATCCATAATGAACGAAGTGCTGTTTCTTGATCTTATGCTCATCACTCTCATCCCAGTTCCGGTAGATCGAAAGGATTGTGGAACTGGATTTATCGATGGTGATCACATAAGGAAGGGCCACACCGTCCGGGTCTTCAAAGCCCGGAAGGTCTATGTCAACGTGCATCTCTAGAAGCTGATGTCGCTCTTCGGCGTCGTATGAAGGCTTAACCCCACCAATCTTGTTGAATTTATCTGTGATCGGGTTCTCTTCTATATATGAGGTTGTCAGTTCTACATCCCTATAGAACCCACTGACCTGAAGCTTTTTCACCTGATTTGTACTACGGTTCATCACATGGGTATAACGCTCTGCCTGAGCCAGATCCGCTTCATTGTACGACACGACAAAATCTTCCGCGGGCACAAACATCGAAGTCGGTCTGCCCAACGAAGGATCAAAATAGATTTTGCGGAAGGCTGAACCGGCGAGCGGCAAGCTGAACAGAAGCTTTTCGGTTTCTGACCGATATTCGGTCATCACTTCGATAAGCTGATAGTTCATGTAATCCTGCACACGCTTGGCTTGCCCCAGACGTTCCTTAGTAGAGAGCCCCCATATATGGGTCTTTACTGGACCCTTGGCTGGCATAATCTCTTGAATTGTCTGGCTCTGGAACCTGACCACAGCTTCGGACAACATCGGGTGGAATACGCCACAAGCTCCAGCCCAAGGCGTGGTACGGTCCTCAATCTCTAAGCCTAAATTGTCTAGTCCTTCTTCATACGTTTGCTCCCAATCCGATCTGCTGCTCTTGTCAGCGTCGAACTTGGCAATGAGGTCGAGTCCGACTGTACGCAATTCCTTGTCTTCAATAAACTCGGCAAGGTTGCTGTCGAATTCCGTTTCGGCACTTTCGACATCCGATGACGGGTCAAAATCTATCTCGACTCCGCCATCCTCTAGTTCCGTAAGCAATGAGTCACCCGGAACGATCTCTTCTTCCTCAATGACCATGAGCCCTTCCGGCCCCATGTCGAAATCGTCCTGACTAAATAAATTGTCCAGAGGTTTATCTATTGGCATTCGCTAACCCGCAACTAGTATAGGAGGAGTGGGTGGTGATGCTGGTATGCAGGCAAATCAACTATACCATTACTCATTTAATAGTAATCCGCTTTACGCAAAGGCAAAAGGTCATCCCACGGCTCGTCACTATCCAGATTTATGAAGCCACCTTGCCTGAACCGCAACAAAGCCTGAGTCGAAGAATCAACCAGATCATCGTGGTCGCCCATAGGAAATGACGCGAATTCTTCGATAACCTCTTCCGCCCACCTTTTTTTGGGTGCCCACACACGACCACTGTGAAATAGATCAGATACCGCGTTCACTCTAGCAATCTTGTCCCTGCCCCTTCCCGGTGTGTACTCCGCAACAGGAATACCAATTCTACGCAGTTCAAAAATCAGTGGACTGCCAGCAGCCTTCGCTTCCACAATACACGCATCCGGTTCGTATTCCTTGTACATCTCGTAAGCGCGTTTCTTCAAATCAGGGAATTCCAACCGCTCCTGCAAGGCATCCAACAAGATGATGTTCGCTACCTTGTCTTCGTTGTAGAACACGCCCCATGTCGTGCAAGCACTGTAATCCGCGGTTTGTTTCGCTAGAAACGCCGTGTCCCACGATTGAATCACAAACTCGCAGTCCGGTGGATCTTTCTTCGTCCATTCCTTCCACCATTCGCGCTTGATGATCGCGCCTTCCTCAGAAGTCGGGTCTTGCTGGTACTGGGCACTCCACTTGCCCACCGGAAGCTCCGCCTTCAAAGCCTCTAGCTGTTCCAGCGGCCAGAACCCCGGCCACAACGGCTTGCCGCTAGGTAGAATCGCAGGTAGTTCGATGATCTCCCACTCGTCAGAACCACCCCTCTCTATAGACGCCTTCAAAATAGAACCCGTCAGATCCTTCTTCGACCAACGAGTCATTACTAAACAAATCGCGCCCCCCGGCTGTAGACGCTGGCGTGGACCAGACGTATACCACTCATAAGTCTTGTCGTAAACAGATGGATCGTTCTGTGCCGCCTCCTGCTCAGAATGAGGATCGTCCACTATAAGAATGTCCGCACCCTTACCAGTCACGGCACCACCAACCCCAATAGCAAAATAATCGCCACCCATGTTCGTGTTCCAACGACCAGCAGCCTTAGAGTCCGAACTCAAAGAAACACCAGAAAATATCTTTGCGTAATCCTCAGAACCTACCAAGTTGCGAACCTTACGACCAAAACCCACAGCAAGCTCCGCAGTATGTGCCGTCTGAATGACCTTCCTGTCAGGGAACCTCCCTAGATACCACGCAGGAAATAAATGCGATGCAAACTCAGACTTGGTATGCCTAGGCGGCATATTGATGATCAGACGCTTTAACGAGCCACTCGCAATGCGATTGAACGCATCCGCCATCACACGATGATGGTTCCCCTCTATGAACGCAGGCCATACCTCCTTCACAAATTCTAGAAAATCCCCCTGAGAACCCTCCCGCATCCTAGCATCATTCAATTCCTCAATAAGACCGAGAATCTCACGCTTCTCGTCAACAGGTAGAGTATCTAAAATTTTTGGGTTCATTTATACAATCCTAGGTGTCACTAATAAAATAGTTATATAACCACAGTTCCAGTCTGGCAAGTGTATCTTTTTGTTGTGATATCACTATAAGTTGAAATTTTTATATAAAATTTTATAAATAGGGGTCCCAGTGCAAAATCTGATGAT